TCGAATCAAATCAACTGGCTTATTTGCGAATGTGTTTAACCAAGAAAGCAGCTTGCGGGAGACCTGATCTTCTTCCGCCGCCGAAACCGTCTTTTTAACCTGTTCCAAATTTCTTCACCTCCTTATCTGCTACGCGCACCCACTTATCAAGGTTTTGCGCCTTAGACGCTTCAAACCAATGCGATTGTGCTTGTGGATTGACATCCGTCCTGAACACCAAATTCCGATCTGTCGTTACCTTGTGCTCGCCTTTTCGCACCCAAGAGCTGCCGGTTTCAGGGTCTACCATCAGCTTACCGTTATAGAGGTATCGGGCATAAGGCCCAGGATATACAATGCTGTTTCCGATAACTCTCGTCCTGTTCATAAGCCCTGCGGCAGCCCCAGAGGACGGCACAAATGGACGCGTGTCTGTCTCCACCTGTACCGCAACTTCGTGTTCTGCCTTTGTACAGGCCTGCGCAATGGTGTATTCGATCGCGTCCATGCCCTCGGTATGCACCGTGAATTTCAGCGCCATATCAGGCCCCTCCGCACTCGAAATGCTGCATATCCGGGCTTCCAAAGTCTTTCATGTCAACTTTGGTGAGGTTGTAGCAGTCATCATGCGACAGCGCCACAGTCTCGTTATCGGTGACAAACTCTCCCTTTACAAAAAAGGTCGTGCCGCCGTTTCCGTTGACCGATAGCGTCCACAAGCCTGACTTGTCCGCCGCGTTGTAAAACGCCTGCGGGCCGGTATACGTCTTAGGCTTACCTGTCGTTCCGTCCACCGCTTCTACGCCAAACGGGATATACAGGTTGACCGCGTCCGCCCCTTCAAGGCCGCTTTCGCGCACGTTCACGCCTTTAGACGCTTGGAGCATCACACCGCGCAATATCGTGGTGTAGACCTTTTCGACCTCATCAAGAGTTGTCGGGTCGATCTCCTGCACGATGTTGTAGATCGTTACAGTGTGGGGAGCGTACATCTACAACCACCTCCGCGATACAGTAGCCCGGTATGTGCAAGGTATTCCATGCACGTTTCTGCCAGCAGTTTCTTTGCCCCGTCCGTCGCATTGAGGGCAGACAAAGCAGATTCCCCGCCTGTTGCAAGCGTTCTGGAGTAACTGCCTACCGTTTCGCTTTTTACTTCCGCGTCATTTGCCGCAGCATTGGCAAGATTTTTCATCGCCAGTGCTTGTGCGGCTTCGATGACCGCGGACTTATCCACCAATGCGCAGCAGCACATCTTTACCGCGTCCAGATTGGCATGGTCTTTTGCCCTGTTGCGCGTGTAGTAGTCGAGGAAGGAGCTGGCGCGGACAACAAGACGCGGGAAGTCGGATTCGCTCACGGCGCCCATGTAAGTGCCGGAGTAGTATTCAAAGTCTGCGTAAGTCATCAGTGCCCTCCTTCCAAAACTGCGAGAATTTCAGCCTTTTTCATCGAACTGCTGACCCCTTCCACCCCGTTTTCATCGGCATACGCAAGCATTTCAGCTTTTGTCATGTCGGAGAAAGTCGGGGTGTCAGGGTCAGGCTCATTCAGCAGTTCAGTTAGCCCCCCACCGCCGGGGTGATGGAGCCGACCACCACGCCGTCAATCCGCTCGGCAAAAAGAGCCATGCCGTTGATAACGGTGTCAGATGCGGTCATGTTGGTGTAATCGGGTTCCTCATGGATACCGATATAGCCGGTGGCATCGGTGGTAAAATCGAACACCTCGCCAAGATCAGCGCCGTTCACGGGAATGTAGTACAGGACAATGTTGTCCTTGGCGGTGGCGTAAATCTTGCCCTTGGGAACGCTGGAATTGAGGATCACGGTGCCAAGGCCGAGGAAGTTCTCAACGTAAGTCATTCCGAACGCGGTCTGCAAGGTAATGTTTGCGCTTGCGAGGTAGTCAGCAACGTCCAGCGGGTTCAGGAAATACACCGCACCGATTTCGTCATCTTCAAACAGCACCTGCAGCTGTCCCCATGCCTGAGCCAAGGTCGCCTGGAAGGTCGTGCCGGACGCCGTGCCCGTGCCGGTTGCGAGGAAGTCGAAAAAGTCTTTACGAATACCCTTCTGGACGTCCTTGAGCATTTCGTCGGTGGTCATTTCTACCGCCTGATCGTAGCCACGATCGGTGATTGCTTCGGCAGAGGTGGCCTTGCGCCACTTCTTGAGCGTGATCTCCTTGTAGTTCACGGCTTCGGTCTTGTACTTGCTGAGGGGAATGGTCTCACCCTCAGCAACAGCGCCGCTCTCCAGCGTGCCAGTGGCCTTGTAGCTCTTGAGCACAGTACCCGCCTGCTTGGAAATCTTTCGGGTAACGCCCAGAGCCTCCATCAGCTTCTTGATGGAATAGCCGAACATTTCGGTAAATTCAATTTCGCGCACACGCGCGAGGTCAGCTTTCTTAATGAGTTTAGGATCAGCAGCCATTTTTATTCTTCCTTTCTAAACAAATCCATATTTGCGGCGATTGCAGCGCGCCGCTCCGCTCTGTCAGTGATTTGCATGATCTCGTCTTTTGTCATTGGCTTACCGTCGTTGTTGAGACGTGCACCCATGTCCACACGAACAGAAGGCTTGGAGACAAGTCCCTTGTACGTTCCTTCGATAAGTGCATCAAGGCTCTTTGTGTCCTTGATTTTCTCACCGTCCATCTCCAATGCGGTCATTTCCTCGCCGCAGCCGCGCATGGCAAGATCGAGATTTGCGCCTGTGATATTTTTGCTTTCAAAGTAAGCCCGAACAGCCTTTTCCTTTGCCGCCTTGCTGTAATGCCGGATTTATAAGCCTCGAAGTCCGAGTGTTCCTTTTCGTACTTCTCCTTATATCCGCCATCTCCCGCCGCATTGAGGTCGTCCAACTGCTTTTGAACGTCTGGCAGTTTCTCCGCATCAGCCTTGTACTTGCTGACATCAGCCTTCAAGCCGTCTACGGTATCGGTATGTGCTTCAATGATGGTGTCCACCTGTTCGTCGGTGAGTCCCATGCCTTTCAGTAATTTTCTGGTCAGTGCCATTTCTATCTTCCTTTCCTTTGTCCGCAGTTCGTCGCGGCGATAGATTGTATAAAAACCGCAGTGCTTCGCGGATTTTACCCGTAAATTATTTGTAGAAAACTTTTGTCCTTTCTGGTTGCTCCGGCAATCCTGCCGCCTTGCTGAACCTGCTATATTCTGCGTTCAGCCTCCGAAGCTTTATGTTCGCGGCGGTCGCGTCTTCGGAAAGCCCAGCTTCTTTGTATGCGTTTCTAAGCTTCTTCTGCGCGCGGATTTGTCGTTCTATTCGGCGTTGCATCTGCGTCGCTTCATAGGCTGTGTAAGTCTTTCCGTCAAACGTGCAGCCAAGACCATCGTCGAGATGCTTGAGCTGTTCGTCTGTGTAAGTCCGCTCCGAAACGCCAGGAAGAAACGGGTATTTGTGATGTCTACAGTTAGCTCCAGTCAGACCGTCAACATATCCGTAACCGGTCGTTTCCACAAGGTCATCGTAAAGCCCCAGCGGGTCAGGTTCGCCGCTTTCGCTCTGGTAATAGACTTTCCCTTGCCACTCCTTGTGGCTTGACCACGGCGAAGCACCAGGCTTGTCACGCGCCCCAGAGTGCGCAGACACTTCAAAGTATTTCGTATCAAGGTACTCTGCGCTTTGGTTCGTGTACTGGTCGCAAATCTGATTCACGCCGGTCATGACAGCTCTCCGAACAGCAACGTCGATGTTGTCAACGTGTCCGCTTTCGTAGTTCACGACTTTCAGTCCGCCTGCAAGCTGCTGTACCGCAGACTTAATCGCCTGATTGTAGCTTATAGCCCCGCTCTGAATCTGCATAACAGCAGAATCCAACGACCACTGATACGCACGCGCGGGCGGAAGCATCGTCCTGCCTTTGCCCACCAAAAATCCCATAGACCGCGTGATGTTGTGGAATTCGTCGAGCGTCTGCGCTCTGATTACCTCAATAACAGAAGCGTCAACCAGTGTCTCAGGTTGTGTAAGCCCCGCCATGTCGATAACATCGGTATAATACTTCTGGTTTCTGGCAATAACATCGTCGAAAAGCTCCTTGAGTTTCTTCTCGCTGATTCCAGAGGTCTTGCGGATTGCTTTTTCTATCTCCTTCGTATCGATACCATGCGAACGAAGCGCCCGGATTGCTTGAACAGTCACTTCGTTCAGCTGATCTTTCAGCGCAAGTCTACTGCATATCTCATCGAGGAGCGTATCTTCCAGTCCCCGGAATAGTTCGGCAAGCTCTTCGGGGATGGCGTCTAAAATCGCGGGAGTGAATGGGTAGCTCGCCATTACTCGACCTCATTTTGCTGTTCCGTTACCATGTCCTGCATCTTCGGCATCATTTCTCTTGCTTCCTCTTCGCTCGCCTTATATTTTCGCATGATGTATAGCTCCGGCTTAATAATGCCATCAGAAACGTCCAGGCGCATATCCTGATTGGTCGATGCAGTGTCCTCGATGATGCTGTCATCAAAGTCAATGGAGATTTCGACTTCCTCATCCAGCCCTGCGTCCATGTAACGATTTCCCATGCGGAGCAGAGTCCTGCAAAGCTCTGTGATTGCCTGTTCAAGCAAAATCTCATGCTTCTTGATCGTTCGGAACATAGTGCTGTTCTCGCTGATAACCTGCGTCGCTGTTGCAATACTCGTTTGGTTGAACTTGTAATGATTTTCACCGAAGCCGCACTTGCTGGACAGGATATTCAACATATCCTGCATACCGGTGTTGAACTCCTCGGTACGAAGCGTCATGTCAACAGACTGCAAGATGTTCCCGTTGTTCGCCCTGTCTTCCGGTAAAACGTAATACACAGTCTCACGTTTATCAAAGACCGGTCTGCCGTTCACGTCGCGCGTTGCTTCCGGCTGCACCACAATGCGCTTTTTGCCAAGCACGAACTCGTTTACATAGCTGTCATATACAATATCCACGCTCTTGAGCTGATCGATTGCATAGGCAAACACCGAAACGCCCATCGGGTTATTTTCATCGGAGTTCGCGATATTCAGCCTATCAATGACAAACTGAGGCTTGTCGCTCCCTGTGTGTACAACAGGCGGGATTGTTTCAAAGCCCTTTACACTGGTCAGCGGGACTTCTTCGGAATTATACAAATGGTTCTCGATGTCGTACTCGCCGCCGTTCAGCCTGTGAACTTGAATGTATGTGTACTCTGTATCGTCCACCTTTTTTGTAGAGGCGAACGCGCACTCCCTGATGATTCCATTGTCCCATGTCAGGGGATAAATGTTCGTCGCGCTGACATAGTTGATACGAATGCGCCCAGAATCAGCAATTTCGGAAGTGTCCGGATTGACGAACATTCCCTCAATGACCGGAACATACGCTATCGTCCCAAGTGCTGCCTTACGCTCCTGCGATTCGTTCGCCTTGACCTCCCAGTTGTTTTCCGAGAGAATCGTGTCCACGAACTCCTGTTCTTTCTTCCCCTCAATCGTGATTTTTACCCGCTCGTTCATCAGCAGGTTTGCCCAGTCCTCGCAAACCTTTTTCGCCATGCTTACGGAATATCTGTGGCATTCCAATTCTTCAATGCCATTCCATACCGTGTAACTGTGGAAGTCCTCGACATTCCCTTTGTACCAGTCTCCCCACACGCCGATCAGCTTGTAGAAATCAATGCCAACTGTATTATCGAAGCCCAGCTCCTTTAATGCTCTGCGTATGTTCACTCTTTCACCGTCCTATCATATGCCCGGCGCGTTCCAGGTCTTTGTAATAAGGCTCTATGCTGTACTCAAACGCATCTAGGCTGTCAATATCGGATGTCCCATCATCAAGGCGCTCGTCCTCGAACTTATCCGGGTCATAAATTGCTGATTGAAACGCATCGATCAGATGCGGGCAGTTTCGCGAAACCTTGAATCTCCCCTGCTTCATCAGCAGCACCACGAGCCTGATTCTATCTGTAATTTGTAGTTTCATTGCGTTCTTGACCTGCGTGCCTAGGTGCATCTTCTGCGCGGTATGATCTAACCCGCGAATCAGCACCGTTTCCGCGCTATCTGCTCGCGTCTGGCTATATCCATACTTTGTCGTAACCATCTGGACAAACGTAGCAAAGCGCCGGTTCAGAGCGTCAGGGTCAATCTCTTCGTTCTTGATGTATTCCTCTTCAAGCGCGACCACACGATAATCTTTTGTAATCCCGGTCGCCTGAAACTTTGTCGCGGATTTCGTGCCGCCGAAATCAACGCCGATGGAAATAACCGAGAACTTTGTATCGTTTTCTTCCGCCCATTTGATAGGATCATCAACCAGATACTTTTCTGTGTCGTTTGCAAAGTCCTTGTAAACAACTCCCTCCGCAGCTACCCAAAGGCCGCGCACATACCGGTCATAGAAAATGCCAGCATACATGTTTTTGTAGCGCGCAAGCGTCTTCTCACTCAAACTGGGGTTGTCAGCCATTTCGAAGTGAAGATATAGTGTGTTCCGTTCGCGGTGTCGCTTAATCCACTCCTGATAGAACCAGTGATGCGGGCTGCCGGGGTTACAAGAGAACCACAGTTTTGCACCGTCCACAGAACATCGTGCAAGCGACTGTTCCACGAACGAGCGCGGCATTAGCACCACCTCGTCCAGCAGCACACCCGCCAGCGTGCGGCCTTGAATCAGCGTATAGCTGGCCTCATCCTTTCCGCCGAACACCTCAAAGTAATTCGTCACGGCTCCGCGCCGCACTTCCATCACCTTGTCGCCGCGCCGCCATCGAATGATATAGCGCTCCTTCGCAAGGCTCATCGCCGTAAACGGCACGATGATGTTTTTTGTGCAGCTATCTACCGTGCGGCCACACACGCCGAAGCGCTGACCGCTGAAATTCTCCATCGCCCAGCGGACGAACGCCCACATCATGATGGAGGTTTTGCCGGAACGCACAGCGCCGTCGCATATCAAGGCATCATAGCGGCTGTACGGAAACGCCAATATTTTTTTCTGTTTATCGCTTATCGGCATTAACAAAATCCTCTATAATTTTTCTTTCCCTTTCGGAAATAGACCAAATAACTTTGTTTTCCTTTTCTGCCGCTGCCTTTTCTGCCGCTGCCTTTTCTGCCGCTGCCTTTTCTGCCGCTGCCTTTTCTGCCGCTGCCTTTTCTGCCGCAACTCTATCCGAGCAAAGCAAGCCTTTCCCAAAGATAGCTTTTTTGTTCTCTTTTTGCATATCAAGCGCTGAAATTCTTACAGATTCATTTTTTGGAACTGAAAAACTAATTCCGTACTTGCTTAATTTTTGCAAGAATGTAGCGGTAATTACATTATCTGGATAATCATATTTCGGAAGTTCTCTGTGTAACTTTCGCTCGTTCTTTTTATTTTCTTCCGTTATGATTTTGTATAGGTTCGGGCTTGTTCTTGCCACATTGCTTTCAAGGTTTGTTACAAACGATGTGGAAACTTTAGCACCGTTTTCGTATGTAATTGATGCACCAACCGCAATTCCGCAATACCCATCGCAAACCGGAGACAAAAGGGTAAGCGCAGGAGCAAAAAGAAAGAATTTTATGCCTCTTGAGTTATAAAAGCGAATTATTTTTGATAGAATCGAAAACGGAGGGTTGTCCAAAACAACGCATCCGTCCGAATACTCGTAACGCTCATAATCGCCGCCAGGATAAAACGGCCTTACGATGGAATCGGGATCAATTTCGTATTCATTGCAAGCCCAACCTCGTATCGCATCATATACAAGTGGCGGAGTATAGCAATCATCCGTTGTTTTCTTTGGCTTGAACTTTTCGACAAATGCGTCATATTCTGCATTGTCTTCAAACAAAAACGTTTTTTCATTCATCGCTCTCAAGCTCCTTTGCCATTTCCTTTAGGCTCTGACTAAGCGCGTCTTCTCTCACCGCGTCGGCAGGACTTCCGCCGATCATCGCCCACTTGTCGATCAGCGTTCCCATTGCCGTTGTGATCTGGCTAAGGTTCGCCGCGGCCAGTTTCTCCGGGTCGTTGAGCATTTCAAGCCCCTTGCCGATAAATGAACACACAAGCTCTGTGTGCTTATCCATGTATTCCATCACATCGGCGGTGTTCTCTTCCTTTTTTTGTTCGCACTTTTCCACAATGTCGGCATTCGCCCGCACAAGGTTCTTAACCGTCGTTGCGGACACGCCGTTTATTTTCGCTGTGGCGCAATAGTTGTTCGTCTGCACATAGTCCGCCAGTATTTTCTTTTTCTGCCGGTCTGTCAGACGCGCAGCCATTGTCACCACCTCGCACCTTTATTTGCTACCAGCCCCCACCCCTTGGCCTTACATAGCAGACTTTACCCGCCCCGAGGGGCATACAACGCCGCCCACATTGGGCGTTATTCTTTTCACAGGTCCCGGCATTGCGCTCTGTTTAAATTGCTTACACAGCGGCCTAATCATACGATTGCCGCCACCACGCCACATCCATTGAACGCCTCGGCACTCGCGCAGAGTGTAGCAATGCCGGTATCCCACGGAACTTTTCAGCCCTGCGCCGGTATGTCGGTCGCATCCGTTTCTTCATTCATTAGCCGGAGCCAGCCAAATAATTATTATTCGGCCTGCCGCTTTCATACAGCGCACAGGCACGCCTCTTGTAGCGGTCTTACCCTTCCACGATGCCGCAATGCGGTAGCATACATCTGGTACGGCATTGCAGTCCTGCCCTGCTTTAGCGTTTCGAAGTAAGCCCCCGTCACTCGCTGTGGTCTCCCCTTACGGGGCGCCTATGCCGCATATTGGCCGTCTTTCTCGCTTAGATTGTCACACGCTACCGGCAACTACGCTCCGAAAAGTCGTAGCCCCTATTCCGTCAGGTCAAACCGGTCTTGACGCATCAAGACAAGCGCAGTTTTCAGCGAGCTTTGTCATTTCCATGTGAGCCATGACGACAACGGTCTCACATTGTCCGGGCGCTACCCGACCTCTGGTGCAGATGGTGAGGATTTGCACCTCACATAGCCTAACAGCGTCGGCCTCCACCGCTTTGCTGGGCGGCACCCGAACTGTCGTTTGTAGCGTCTACCTATTCCGCCACATCTGCATATGTCCCCGCTAGGCCACATCGTTGAGAGGTGCGCGGGGTCCTGTGCCGCATGAGAGGTGCGACCTCTCGGCCCTGATCGTGGGCTGCATCGCGCGTGCGGCATGGTGCGGGGGCGGTGTGAAAAAGATGAAAAGCACCGTCCCCGCTATGGCGCAGGAGGTAGGCGCCA